ACGTGTCAAGCTTTTTGAGAAAAATTTTTTCACTTTTTTTATGAAAACAAAAAACCCCGGTAATCACCGGGCTTTTTGTGGTTGTTTATGGTTAAACAAAAAAATTCAGTTCATGGCAAAGTTATGAAAACGAAAGGAAAAAATAAACTTTTTTTTTGAGAAATATTCTGCTTTTAGTGCTTCACCTCATGAAGCACCTTCCCAGGTCTGATAACAACCCCCTCAGGGCAGTTATCTAGGTCGACCCCTGTCATCAGGACCCAACCTTCGGTGACTGGGTCAAATATGCCCCAGTCACCGTTTTCGACTTCTTCAATTGCCTCCTCAAGGTCCTCGGCCTCGATCAAGAAGGCACACAGTCCAGGAAGCTCCTGAACATAATAGCCATCGAGGACCACAATATCCTCCTTGTCGCAGTCCATCAATTCTGCAACTTGCGCCTTTTTCATGTCTTCCTTGCGGATTCCAGTTGAGTGATAGCTGCAGCCTCTTTTGAGGTCTGCTTGGATGTTTTCTGTAAATCGAAGGAAGTAGGTATTCATTTTTTGTTCTCATTTAGCTTTCTATACAAATATACTAACAAATTAGTATACTTGTCAAGTGTTTCACGAAAAATTTTTCAAAAAATTCCCACAAGACACTTTATCTCCCAATTCTAGTATATGTAAATTATTTATCTGTATTCTTGGAATTTACAAGATAAATTATTATGTTTGACGTGGTATAGTGGGTATTGCCGTCTATGGCCGTATCCGCTTAATGTGTGTATGATATGGAGGAGGTACATTATACGGACGAGCAGATAATGAATTGGCTGACCGAGTGGGCGTCTGATACGATCTCGGTTTCCAAGTTTTTCAACGGGAAAAACAACCGAATACACTTCTCGAACCTGTACAGAAGAATGCGGGAATCCACTCCCGTGCGCGAACATTACGCGCGCTGCATCGAAGACCGGGCCGAGCGCTATAATGCTGATATAGACGACATTGCCGAAGACTTACGAACTGGCAAGCTCGATCCGGCGTCTGCCCGCGTGATTCTCGACGCGCGCAAATGGCAGGCGTCTAAGATGGCTCCGAAGAAATACGGCGAAAAGATCCAGACCGAACATAGCGGAGGCGTTACGACCACGGTAATTAGCTTAGGTAGCGGAGTGAAGCCAAACGAGCCAGATCAGACCGAATCGGATTAGATCGGGCCAGGCTTAGGCGGACCTGGGCAAATCAGGCTATAGTTAGCCATGACACGAGGGGACGGAATAGATGAGGTTACTTTCGAAACAGGAGAATGCCGTATACTATCTGCGCGATTCGGAGACGAACGAGATATTATACGGAGGCGCAGCGGGTGGAGGCAAATCCGCTCTGGGTTGCCTATGGCTGATCGAGATGTGCCAGCACTTTCCGGGTACGCGCTGGCTTATGGGTCGGTCGAAGCTGAAGACGCTGAAAGAAACAACGCTGAATACGTTCTTCGAACTCACGTCGATGCTGGGCATATCCGACCAGTTCCGATACAACCAGCAGGATTCAGCGATCTACTGGAATAACGGCAGCGAAATTATATTGAAAGACCTGTTCCTGTACCCATCTGACCCGAATTTCGACAGCCTCGGATCGCTCGAAATAACCGGGGCATTCATCGACGAATGTAACCAGATCGAGTTGAAAGCGTGGCAAATTGTCAAATCCCGTATCCGGTACAAGCTGAAGGAATACAGCCTGATCCCGAAGCTACTGGGGACGTGTAACCCGGCTAAGAACTGGGTATATAAGCTATTCTACCTAGCGTATAAGGAAAAGAGGTTGCCTCGAAACCGCAAGTTCATACAGGCATTACCGACCGATAACCCGCATCTGCCTAAATCATATATCGAATCCCTTCTGGAACTTGAGGAGGCGTCCAAGCAGCGCCTATACTACGGGAACTGGGAATACGACGATGACCCGTCTGCCCTGATCGGTTACGACGCTATAATCGACCTGTTCCGAAACGAACACGTATACGTCGACCAGGTGCGTAACGGTTCCGGGTCGAACCGGTTCATTACGGCTGACGTGGCTCGGTACGGATCGGACAGTACAATTATAATGGTATGGCATGGGTTCGTGGTGACTAAGCTGGTGCAGCTCAGGAAACGCGGCGTCGATGAAGTTGCTAACCATATCCGCCAACTGGCTACGGAACATAGCGTGCCAATAAGCAAGGTGCTGGTTGATGATGACGGAATCGGTGGCGGTGTGGTCGATATATTAAAATGTAAGGGATTCGTGAACAACTCTAGGCCGATCGAGACGGACACGGCCAGCAAGCTCCCGGACGGCATGAACCGTGAGAACTTCGCCAACCTGAAAAGCCAATGTTATTTCAAGCTGGCTCAGATGATTAACAACCGGGAGATATACGTACAGGCTCAGATCACCGACGAGCAACAGCAGCGGATAATCGAGGATCTGGAGCAGGTCAGACAATATAAGATGGATTCGGACGGTAAGCGGGCGGTAATGCCGAAAGACAAGGTGAAGGAGATACTCGGGCGGTCGCCGGACTTCTCGGATGCGCTGATGATGCGCATGTACTTCAGCCTGAAAAAGGATCGGAAATGGGAGGTATTCATATAATAAGCAACGAAACGAACAGAAACGAACAGAAACGATAAATATGGCATTGTGGGATTGGTTACGAGGGGGAGGACGTAAGAAGGCAGTGAGCGTTTCGGGTAGTTCCCGACCGAAAGAGATGGTATTGTACTGGATGGGTCTGGGGCAGGTGATGTGGTACGAAGCGGACAGTGATAACTTCCTGAAGCAGGGCTATCTGGGTAACCATGTGGTTTTTTCCGTTGTGGACTGGGTTGGCTCGAAACTGGGCGTTGCGCCACCGATCCTGTACGAGGTTAAGGACGAAAAGCAGTTAAGGCGGTATAAGTCGCTGTTGAAAGACCCGACGCCGGATTCGGTGATGCGGGCGCTGGACATCCGGGGTAAGGCGATGGAGGAGGTTGATAAGGCTCCGATGCTGGACCTGTTCACCCACCCTAACCCGATCATGTCGTGGACCGAATTCGTGTACGGGTACTATGTGTATAAGTCCATCTGCGGTTCTGCTTACATCGGAGGGGTCCGTGATGGACTGGACGGGACAACGGGGAAAATCCGCGAAATGTGGCTGTTCCCGTCGCACCTGACCGAGATTGTCGCAGGTGACGTGTACGATCCTATTAAGGGCTATAGACTCCGTTCTGCGCCTGATAAGATGATTGCAGCCGAAAACGTAATGCAGATACGGAACTTCTCACCCCGATACGACACGCCGACACAATGGCTGTACGGGCTTTCTAAGCTCCATGCGCTCCGGTCGATCGTGCAGGAGTACAATGAGGGTACGGAGGTGAAGGTAGACGCGTACCAGAGCCGAGGCGCACGGGATATTATATTTCCAAAATCCAGCGAGTATAGTGAGGAATCGGTCGAGCAGGCCAAGGCCGTACAGGAGGCTATCAACAGGAAGATCCAGCAGTCCGGCGCTGGTGGCATCATCGCTAATTCAGTCGAACTGGGATCAATCCGGGTTGGCCTCAGTCCAACCGAACTGGGTATACTCGAATCGCAGGCGGTGACGAAAAAGGACATCTGTTCCGCGTTTCACGTGCCGTCGATCATTATGGGTTACAACGATCAGGGTACGACCTACAACAACCTATCCGAAGCGCGCAAGATCGCCCTGACCGATGCGGTAATCCCCGAGCTGGAAGCACTAAAAGACGGACTGAACGGTTGGCTTATTCCTAGCTGGTTCCCTACCAAAGCAGGCCAAAACCAACGGTATCTGATCGACTTCGACTATGAGGCTTACCCTGAATTGCAAAAAGACGTGAAGGATACAGTTGATTGGATGAACAAGGCCGGATGCTTGACGGTGAACGAACGTCGCGCATTGCTTCGTTACGATTCGATCCAGCAGGAAGAGGGTGACCGCGTGCTGGTGCCGACCAATGTGCAGTTTCTTGAGGACGTTGGCATTGGTAGTCTGGACGAAACCGACCCGAACGAAATGCCGGGATATGGTGAAAGCGAGGAAACTACGAAAGAATGACCCCACAGCAACAGGAACGATATTGGCGGGCTTATGCCAGACAGAATGCGAAGTACGAGCGTTACGGCGCGAAGCTGTTCCATGCTGCCCTGATCGAATCGGTACGTAGAGGCATCGAAGCGGGTAACCCGATGGAGCCTGACATTATCCCGATTCGGCGCGCGTACCAGCGTTTCTTTCGTTACGTAGGTGTGGAGCATCGGAAGTGGGAGCAACAGCAATGGGCGAAGCGAGCCAGGCAGAAGTCGCTCATACCGGCCATTCTCGCCAAGGACGAGGACGAAGACGACCGGGGTGAATCGCCACGACGCGCACCGGGCCGAACCTTTCCGCCACGATCCGCACCGCCACAGCCCGAAGCGACCGGACTGTTTGCGCGTATGAGCATATCGTTCCGCAACCAGCAGTGGCTTAACCGGCTGATGGGTCTTATCAATGGTCTGGACGTTGCGAGCCGGATTCAGGCAGTCACGGAAACGACCAAGAAAAAAATACAGCAGATCATAGCCCAGACTAGTCAGGAAGAGGTAAGGACAGGCCGGCTTGCATCGCGCATACTCGAAAAGTTTCAGGGGAAAATGGGCCGGAAACGAGCCGAGCTGATCGCACGGACTGAAACGACGTACGTAACGAATGAAGCAGCGAAGGCTAACGCCGAGGAGACCGGGCTGGAACTGGTGAAAATATGGATTGCGACGCTGGACAACAGGACGCGTGATGCTCACCGGGCGATGCATGGAAAACCACCGATCGACGCGCACGAGAAGTTCACGGTCGGCGGGAGGCAGATGGACAAGCCAGGCGATCCAGCGGGCGGTCCGGCCAACGTTTGCAATTGCCGGTGTGTGGTGGCGTACCTACCCAAGGATGATTTGGATGGGTTCGTCTAGTGCTAATCAAAACAAAATAGCCCGGCATGTACCGGGCTTTTTGCAATGTGTAGAATGAATAAAAAATATTAATGTCATAGGTACCATATCACCCGGCCATCTGGACCCTTCGTTTTTGCGAAGTCAATTGCTTCTTTTAGCGATGGCAAATCATGCACAAACTCCCACTTACCCAAATCATTTTTGCGCCATACCAAGTAACAGCTATTTGAGATTTTTGTGATTTTGCACTTGCTGTTGCGCCTGCGATATAATTGCGAAAGGTACAAGGCAGGCCAAGTAATCGGCCAAAATATAGTTGCTATCCCGATGAACCCAATACTTAAATCCAGTATATCATCAAATCTCAATATAAAGTCGTACATCATACCGACATAAAATACCGCCAATACAAATGCTAATAATGCTATCATCATTTCCATTTGAGTTTATTTGAAAATCACAAATTCCCCTTCTTCCGGGTGATCCTTCACGTAATACTCATGCAGCGCGATTGACACGACCTTCATCTGGTCGAGTATCCTGCGCACCTTAGTGTCGTTGGCCGGCCTGAATTCGTCCTGCTCATGCGGTTCCATCGGTAGTTTTTCGTATATAGCCCGAATCGTTTTGTGCGATTGCTTAAGGAATTCAGCCCAAGCAGATACAAGTTCAGCGACATCATGCGCCTTCTGTTCGGGTGATGTT